GCTCTACCACCTTCTCGCCCTCCCCTTCACGCTGGCCGGCATCGGCTTGGCTGCGCTGCTGATATGGGGCATCTGGGCGGTGGTCGCATGAGCAGCTACGACGCTTGGAAGACGACGACGCCAGACGACAGATGTTACTGCCCCTACTGCTACGCGAACGGCGAGGACGCGCAGGAAGTCCAGGATGACTACGGGGCGCAGGCGTGGTCCTGCCCGTACTGCGGCGAGGTCTACGCCGAGCCCTTGGGGCACGACGAGATGGTCCGCGAGGCGCGCGAAGATGCACAGCTCTGGGCGGCGGGGCTATGAGCACCGTCGCAGAGCGCCAGCGCCGCGCGTTCCTGGAGGGACGGCGCACCTACATCGGCGGCACCGACGTGGCCGCCATCCTCGGAATCTCGCCTTGGTCCAGCCCGCTTCAGGTCTGGCGCGAGAAGACGAACCCCGTCCCGGAGACAGACGGCAGCTCCCTCGCCATGAGGCGCGGGCTGGCGCTGGAAGACTTCATCGCGGACGAGTTCGCCCGGGCCAAGCCGGGACTCGTGACCTACCGGCCTCGGCCGTTCGTGCGCACCGATTGGGGATTCCCGGCGGGAGCGTCGGTGGACCGCATGGTGGCGACCACGGAGCACCCGCGCACGCCGGTCGCCATCCTGGAGGCCAAGACCGCGTTCAAGTACGGCTGGCGGGACTGGAACGAGGAGACGGGCGAGCTGCCCGACGCCTACTACATCCAGCAGCAGTGGTATCTGGCCGTCACCGAGCTGCCGCTGTCCTACGGGGCCGCAGACATAGGCGACCCCGGGGCGCTCCGCATCATCCCAACCCGGCCGGACCGGCGCATCCAGCGCCGCTGCATCGAGGCGGCGCGGGAGTTCTGGGAGCGGCACGTTCTGACCGGTCAGCCGCCGCAGCCGAACGGCTCGGACGGAGACGCGGCGGTCCTGCGCGACCTCTACCGGGACCCGCTCCCGGACCCGGCCGTACCGCTGGACGACCCCGAGGCGGCGCGGCTGCTCCGGACGTACCTCGAAGCCAAGGGCACGGCGGACTCCGCCAAGCGCGAGGCCGAGTCGGCGAAGCAACAGCTCTGCGCCCTCATGGGCGAGCACGAGAAGGCGCTCGTGGACGGCTACCTGCTGACCTGGAAGACGCAGCGCCGCACCACGCTTGACACGAAAGCACTCCGGGACGCGTACCCGGCCATCGCGGGCGAGTTCTCCCGCACGACCGAGACGCGCGTCTTCGGTACTCCCAAGGAGACCAAATGACTGACTCACAGGCCGTCGCTACGCGTGACGCACAGGCTCCGGCAAGGAACGGCACGCCGCAGAGCGTGCTGGACGTGTTCAGCTCCGAGTCCTTCAAGCGGCAGGTGGCGGCGGCGCTCCCGGCGCACATCTCCGCCGACTCCATGATGCGTATCGCGCTGACGGAGGTCCGGATGAACCCCGACCTTCAGAAGTGCACCGTGCCGTCGTTCATGGGCGCTTTGCTCAAGGCGGCGCAGGCCGGACTCCGCCCGGGGATGTTCGGGGAAGGCTTCCTCATCCCTCGCTACTCCAAGAAGACGCGCAGCATGGAGGCGCAGTTTCAGCCCGGCTATATGGGCCTTGCGCAGCTCGCGTACCGCTCCGGGGAAGTCTCGGACATCGTGGCCGAGGCGGTCTACCGAGGCGACCACTTCACCTACCAGCTCGGCTCGGACCCGCGCATCGAGCACGTCCCCGACATGGAGGGCGAGCGCCGAGACGAGGACGTAATGGCCTTCTACGCCGTGGTGCGGTTGCGTAACGGCGGCAAGCTGATGAAGGTCATGCGCCGTCCCGACGTGGACGCCATCCGGGACCGCTTCGCGCCGACGAACAAGGGCGGCGTGGTCGTGGGGCCATGGACGAGCGACTACGCCGCGATGGGAGCCAAGACGGTCCTCATCCAAGCTCTGAAGCTGGCCCCGAAGGAGTCCGAGCGACTGGCGGCGGCGCTACAGGCCGACAGCGACGCCCTGTTCAGCGACCGCGTGGCGGCAGGCGTGGCGGAGACGCCGCGTGAGCCTTCCGACCTGGCCGACCGCGTGGCCGAGCGCATCGGCGCGGACTCTATGCCGGACCCGGACGTGGACCCGGAGACGGGCGAGGTGGTCGACGGCTCCCTGGACGACGACGAAATCCCCTTTGGGGAGTCGTGACTCATGGCCTCCCCGCAGATAGAAGCGAAGCGGGCCGCGTGGCGCGAGGGTTTCGACCCTCGCGCCCCGTTGGCCGAACAGTTGGACTGGCCGTTCACCCCAGCGTGGCAGGTCGCTCACGTCATGGGCGTAGCCGAGTCGACCGTCTACCACCACGGCATCCGCTACGACGCAGCCATGCGTCAAGGTGACCGGGCGGCGGCGAGCCGCTACGTCCCGTGCATCGTCTCCGGCCGCACCAAGCGCTTCCCCACCCAGGCGTTCGTGGAGTGGTGGGAGTCGGCCGGAGGCGTGACCCTCCGAGCGCTGACGGACGATGCGGCGGGGTGGTCGGGATGAGCGTCATCATGCGCCCTCGTGAGGATGGGCCGTTCTACGTCTCCAAGGCGAAGCGCGACGGCACCGGCTACCTGCTGGTGCCCTACTACGCAGAGGCGGACGGTGCCCGTGAAGTGACGGCCGACGAGCTGGCCGACTTCGAGGCTGCTACCCGTCTCTGCGGAGGGTTAGTGGTCGGGAGGGAAAGCCCATGACGGAAGTACTCACGCGAGCTGGATTCGACATCGACCTCCGCAAGTTCCAGCAGCGGGAGGCGGCTCTGGCCATGGTCCTGCTCTCGCGCGGCACGCAGCTCATCGAGCACAAGCGCGACTGCGGGACGGTGCGGACCGGCAACCTGTTCATCGAGTACGCGCAGGCCAGCGGACCCTCCGGTATCGCCACCACGCAGGCCGATACGTGGGCGCTGGAGTACGACGCCAACACGTGGCTGCTGGTGCCGACGCGCCGCCTGCTCCAGCTCTGCCGTCTCGCGTACCGCGAGCGGCGCAGGACACGCGGCGGGGACTACGACCGCCAGCGCGGCGTGCTCCTGCCGCTCCGCTGGCTCATCCCGCCATACGTAAGAGGCGGTGCGTCGTGACCGCCACCATCAACAGCAACGCGGGCGGCGTCTGGGTCGGCGAGGAGGTGGCTGCCGCTGGCATCTACGTGGGAGCGAGCACGCGGTACTGGACCGACGGCATGGGCTCGTGGCGCGGCTTCGACCGGCGCGGTCGCAACGTCCTGGCCGTGTGGCACCCTGGGAGGCCACGATGACCACCTACTTCGAGTTGCGGGTCTACGACCACGACCACGACGAGCCGACCATCCACCAGACGACACAGCTCGGGAACCTCGAGTCCATCGTCGACCACCTGCGCGGCAACGTGGACGAGGCTGGCGGCGTGACCCTGACCATCGGCGACGGCGTGACGAGCGTGAGCCTGGAGGTGACGCTGTGAAGTGCATCATGCCGCAGGGTCCGATGACCGAGAAGGAGTGGCTGGCACGCTGCTCCTGGAGCGCGGAGTACCGGCGCGCGACGGAGCGCGAGGTCGTGGCGGCTGGCATCTACTTCACGACGTCGACGCGCTACTGGACCGACGGGCGCGGCTCCTGGCGGGCGTTCGACCGTCGGGGGCGCAACGTGCTGGCGGTGACACGATGAACCGGCAAGTGCCAACGTGGGCCATCGTCCTGGACCGCTCGCCTAACGGCATGGCATCGCTCGTGCGGATGCCGAAGGAACCCCAGCGGCTGAGGGAGTACGCGGGTCGCAAGTGCTGGCTGCCGACGCGCTGGCTGGACGAGGGGACGGGGCCATGAACGGCGCCGACAGAGCGCCATACGGTCGGGTATCGAGCCGTATCTGGCTCCAGCCGTGGAGCGACGACGCCAAGCTGCTGGCGGTCTACCTGCTGACCTGCCATCACCGCACACTTGAGGGCTTGTTCCGACTGCCCAAGGGCTACATGGTCGAAGACTTGGGGTGGACGGCGGAACGCCTGCGCGTGGCGCTCGACGAGCTTATCGACGACGACTTCTGTTCCTACGACGCGGCGGTGTCGGTAGTCTTCATCCACAAGGCGCTTGCCTATCAGGCTCCCGAGAACCCGAATCAAGAGAGGCACGCGCTGGCGGCGCTGGCGCGGCTCCCGGAGACGGCGCTGCTCGACAGACTCGTCGACGCTGCGGAGCTGTACTGCACCGGCAAGTTCGGCGTTGGCTTCGCGGCTCGTCTCAGGACGTGGCGGGACTCCGGAGGGCGCACGCGCGAGACTCCGCGAAGCCGACGGTACAACGCCGAGGTCGTAGCGACTGTCCGTGAGCGCGACCGGAACTCCTGCCGTTACTGCGGGGTCGAGGTCAACTGGACCGACCGGCGCGGTCAGCACGGCGGGACGTACGACCACGTAGACCCGCTCGGCGACAGCTCGGCGGACAACCTCGTGGTCGCCTGCCGGAGCTGCAACTCACGCAAGGCTTCCCGGACTCCTGAGGACGCCGGGATGAGCGTTTTAGAGCCGGGTCAAAAGCCTTCCGACCCCGGACCTAGCACCGTTCTAGAACGGACCCAAGACGGTCCTGAGACGGTAATAGAAACCCAGTCGAAACCTACAGCTACAACTACAACTACACCTACAACTACCAAAGAGCTTATTGGCGATTGTCCTTCGGAAATCGCCCCTCCCCAGAACCCTACTAACGATGTGAAGAGGGTCGTCTATGAGGACGCCTTCGAGACGTGGTGGACCGCGTTGGGGAGGACGGGGAGCAAGGCCGACGCTCACGCCCTCTGGCGCGAATGGCTCAAGCGCGGCGCGTCCGTCGATGACCTACAGGTCGCCGTCGAGAGGTACGTGGCGCACTGCGCGTCCACCGACCGTCCGCTCATGGACGGGCGGACGTTCCTGGCCCCCACCGACAAGCACCGGCACGAGGTCAACCGCTGGCAGGAGTGGGCCGACGGAGAGGCGCACGGCTCCTCAGATGTGCATGGCGACCGTCGCCTGATGGACGTGATGACGACTGCGGCCGAGGCATTCGGCCTGAACGGAGGGAACGACAATGGCAACGGAGGTCGCAAGGCGCTCGGCGGCAGACCCGCGCGAGCTGCTGAAGGC